GTCGTATTAGATATTTGAATTAGATCAGAATTACTAGCTGTAAATTGTTGATTGCTTGGAAAATATAAAGGTTCATTATTTAAATATACTGCAAATTTTGATAATGGTTTGTTTTTATAACTTAAATGTTGGAACGGTAACACGTTAGTTATTGTAGAAGTTACGTCCACATTTGTTATATATTGGGAACCTACACCATCAGCCACCGATGATGAAACTGCCACTATTTTACGAAGTGTGACCTTTATAGGATTTTCCAATTTATCATTAATATAAACATATTGTTCGTCAACGACTTCTCGTAGACTACAAACTTTGTTTTGTTTATAATCAAAGAACGGAACATTCTGTTGAACATATGTAGTTAAATAATAATCATTATCATCATTTGAAATATATCCACGGTTCAAATTAAATTGCTTTATTTGATTTCTGCTGACATTTTCATCAATAGTTGAAGAATATTGTTCAGACGACTGTACAGTTGCAGCAATATTATCTTTAGTATCAATATCACCCACATTTATATTAACTTCGGTGAGTGTCGGTGGACGCAATTGAATTCTGGGTCTTTCCAATAATGAAGGTTCAATCAGAACACCGGTTAAAAGTTTAGTTCTTGCCGGTACAACATTTCGTATAGAATCAAATGTGGAATTGTCAATATAATTTTTATACAACGTCATGAATTCTTGATATAAAACAGGTTCACCGTTATATTGATAATAATTTTGACTCAAAGATTTCAAGTCTTTGTATGAAGATTGGTAAATATTACCTGGATCTGCAACCGAGTTCATAACATTATAGTCTCCCAAGAAATTGATGATATCATCGTCTTTCACCTTGAACGGAGAAATAAATACTCCCATTAAATTTGAATCTGGAGAAAATACATCAATATTTTGAGAAACCGTTTGAACCGGTGAAGGCGCAGATGTCAATATTTGTTCTACTTTACGAATTTTGTTATTTTTTAGCTTATTGGGTCCATAATGAGAAACAAATATAGATTGTACAACATCTACTTGTTCAAACTGATATGGATAGGTAGATTGAGAGTAAAAGGTACATGCATTAGATTGTGTAACGCTGTTATTGACAAAATTATAACCACTTGCAGTCAAAGCGGACTGTCCGACGGGCAAATGTGGTGATATTGGAACTATACTTGATGATGCTAAATTAATAGGATAATCAAAATTGTATCTAAAAATAAGATCATTCCAAGTATTAGTAACATCGTTGTTTCCGTAGAAATTATAGTTTCTTGAATATTCGGAGAAATATTCATCCGAAATTGGATTTTGTATTAAATTGATTTTATCCAACAATCCGGTGAAATTCTTGTTTGATGTAGGAAAATTTCCAAAATATAAATGTCCGTCTTGTGAAAATGATTGATTGTATGTTTTGGTTAAAACCATACTTGACGAGTGATTGAACACCTCGCGGTCACCGTCATATGACTTGACAACTAAATCGTACTGCGTAGGAATATAATCTTCGGTTGAATTTGTATCAAGGAACGATGACGTTGAGTTTCTTCTTAATAATACACTATAGAAACTGTCACCATTAAATATAGGTACATTTTCTATTTTCATTGACTTATCTTGTATATTAAAAATTATATCACCATAATTATCAACTTTGGATTTTAACAAAGAGAGATTCCAAGAAGTATCTTTGGTTACTAAATTTATTCTTTGATTTTGAACATAACTCTTTTCTGTTTTGAAAGTAAATTCCAGAGATTTTGCAGACGATGTATATGGAAATGTTACATATTCTGTGCCAGATTGGTATTTGGTGAAATAATACTTTGCGTCATATACATAACTAGTTTTGCTACTTTGGAATATATCGTTTCCTCCAAATTCACGAATAGTTAAAATGTTTAACGGAACTCCATAACAAGATAGCAACAAATTAATACATTCTTCCGTGCCTTTTGTTTTATAAATTTGTGGAAGAGTATCTAAAATCCGTTTCCAAATGATTTCATTCTTATTTTTTGCTGAAATACTGGATGAATCCGTCGCATATGATGAGAGTGTACTTTTATTTGCAAAGTCAGTTGACGTGTCCCAGCCAAACGTCTTTAACATATAATAAACCAAATCAGGGAGATAATCGTTGCTTGATGTGGACCTATTTAAAATTGGGAAAGATTTTACATATTGATATATGTTATCAAAATGATGACCTACCATTGACAAGAACAATAGATAATCATTATTATCTTCATTCAATTTCAAATATTCTGGTGTGTTATTCACCAAACTATCAATGTTTTGAATGTCGTAATTTTCTGCGTCAATGATATAGTTGTGATAATTAGAATTAGTATCAGACAACGATCCTTGTATCAATGATTGATTGGTATACAGATACGATTCATATCCATCAAACGAATTTTGAATTGAAAGTGTGCTATTTTGTAGAGATTGAATGTCAGATGAATATGACGCGGAAATTATTGTATTACTAGATGTTGCCGCCGCCGATAAATTTTGAATCTGAATATTGGTACTGTTTATAGATTCAAGTTTACTCTTAAATACTTTAATTCTAATAGCAGCAGATGAAAATATTACAAAATTTTCAAATTTACTATAATCTATATTTAAATTTTTTAACTTGTCAATTATATTGATTTGAGACAGTTCCGTATCCGATAAATTTTTATCCAATGAGTCAATATTATTATAACCGTATTTGTTTGCATTGTTTATTTTTACAGAAAAGTCAGGTCCACCTATTTTATATTGTGGAACCGTCTTCAAAGGCATCAAAATAACATTTTGAACAATTGGAGCTATACTGATATTGGAAATCCAACATTTGGTTTTTACTGCATAATCAAAGGACAGCGGACTATCAAGTTTGACTAGTAATTCTATATGTTTTGATTCACTTTCATTTTTTGATGAAAATGAATGATCAATAAACTTAACGCCCAATCCACTTCCGAAATTTAATGAGTTTTTGTAATAGGAATAGAACTTATTTAAAAATGCGTTTTCAATTACACGTAATACTGATTGTACAAAATTGTCATATACGATTGTAGAAACAATTTGCAAATTGTTTGTAATGTCTGCATTAAAAACGTTAATTATTGCAAGTTCATTTAAATATTCTTTTTGAACTATGTATTTAATTTGTTGAGTGAGTTCTTGGAAACTTACTATATTTTTTGAATAGGTATATAACCAGTATTTGATATAGTTTTTAACACCGAACAAATTTTTGATTGTGGTATTATTGAATAAATCCAACTGAAGTTTTTGTGAACCATCATAAACTGAGTTTATGAATGATATAGCATCTGCATCAAATTTAAATCCAAATGTATTTTTAAAGGCCGCGATGTCTGATGGATTTGACTGTGAGTACGATTTGTAATTATTTTCACAATTGAAATTGTCAAGAGACGTAGCGATTAATTCCACTACATCTTCTATTAATACCAACTTTCTACAAAATGATTCATAATGAAGATTTTCATAAAAAACATTTTTGTCAGTGGATTGTTTTTGAAAAGTTGGAATCAACTTCAATTCAGTTCTTGAAGGAGAAATATCTGATATTATCAAAGGATAACTTTGACTGCCTGCAACCGTTCTTGTAAAATTATACGATACAATGTGTTGTCCATCAAAAACATTTGATGATGATAAATCCGAACCAACATCTATCAAAAGATTGTTTTGATAATTAATATAATTGGTTTTAACTTTGCGGTAGTTATAAGTAAATTGGTTTGTATCTACGTCATTATAGATACCAACTTGAGACATATATTGTGATTTTGGGTTTTTATATACCCAACCGTTTTGTTCTCCGATGGTGTTAAAATAAGAAAATTCAACAACATCTCTATCAGACTTTCCGAAGAAAATGTCTGGGTTGTTTGTATTCTGATTGTAATTGTTTACATCGTCTCCGCTGAAATATGATGCAGTATTGAAACTACTTGTGAATGTGCTTACCAATGGATATGGAAAATTCATAAAATTATGCTGGCGGAGTCAATTTTGCAACAATGTTGTTTAGTTTAGTATTTGCATCATCTCGGTCAGCCTTCAATTGTTGTATAGTATACTCAAGTTCGGCAATAACTTGTGACGGAACCGAATTGATACTTCCACCTGCTGCCAATACAGACTCAACATAATTGTTGGATGTATTTACATTCGCATTTATAGGAGTAGATAACACGGGAATAAATTCTTCAAATTTTACAGACGGAAGAAGGGATTCAATTTTATTAACATCATAGTTAAAATCATACAATCCAACCTTCAAATATTGAGTAGAAAAGCTAGGATTATTTTCGTCCACAACGAAATTTCCAAACGTATCTAATTGATATTGATATATTCCGTTACGAATAAAGTTGTTTATTTGTTCTTGATACGTAATCATCTTGTAATAGTAAATATGTTGCCGTTATCAAAAATCTTAACTTCTCCGTTGATTGTTGTTTTTATAAGTAATCTATAATATCTAGCAACTGGCAAAGTTGTTGTATCAAGATTGAAATAATGAACTGAACCATCACAACTCAACTTAGTATAATCATCAAAATCAACCACCATGTTTTCACTTTCGTTGTCTTTGATGGCATAATATGTATCGGATGACAACAAACTTGAACTCAAATATTGACTTTGTTGAGTACCTTTGACAAAATTCTTTAAAGGAGACTTTTCTCTGGCAAACAGATTGATTCGGATCAAAGATCCAAATTTATATTCTCTACTGAGATTTTTCACAACTACCGTATATGGATTATATCCATTTAAAGTAGTCATACTGCCTGTGTTATATACACTGTCGTCCCAAGATACATCCAAATATGGAGAATAGATGGTATTGGTTTCTTTGCTAAAGAACTTGATGGTTCCGTTTATATTATCAATTCCGGACAATTCAAGAGATGTCATCAAAATTATACCTTCATTTGGTACACATCCACATAACCATCCTTTAACAATATTGGTAACATCCACATTGATATCAGACGTTGTATAACTAAATGCTTGGGATGATAACAAAGAACTTCCAGTAGATAATGTAGAACAGAACTTGGATGCAAATGATTGTGTCAAAGATGACGCTACACTTGCCGAAGTGGAAACTTGTAAATCATAAATGTCTTGATTGAAATATGATATCAAACTTGATGAAAAACCTTGAAGAACACTTGATGAGAATGTCGCATCCAATAAATTATTATAACTTGATATGATAGAAGCAGATTCACTTGAACTTATATAACTCAAGAATTGTTGGTTAAATAAACTTGCAGACAAACTTGCAGATTGATTGGTTGGGTCACATTCACATCCACTTGAACTATACCAATAACTTGCTGAAAGTTGATTTGCCAAACTTGAAGAAAATGAGCTATATGCGTTATAAACATACGAAGATGATACACTAGAAGATACACTTGCGGTTACTAAGTTATTGATTCTATTATACAAATCCGAATATATGGTAGATGGTGCGACACTACTTGAAAGTGAACGGATGTATTGATATGATTGAGACGTATATGTTACTAATGACGCAGAATCTCTCAATATTGTTTGTATACTTGACGACAAACTATTCAAGAACAAAATACTTGAGGTATATTCTGTTTGATATACAGAGCTTGATATATTAATTGACGCAAGTGAACTTGAAATACTTGCTGATGTATTTGTATAAGTCGTCGTTGCAAACGAATTAATAAAATTGTATGATTGTGACGAATTTGAACTTGACAACTGCGAACTTGATAATATCAATATCAAACTTGATGATAAGAAACCAGAAAAACTAGAAGTCAAACTTGTTTGTAGACTTGATGAATATTGAGTTTCAAATGTAGGAGTAGAACTTGATGTATTAAAGAATGAAGTTTTAACACTTGATGTTGGTTGAACAAATGAAGTGGGAACACTATAATACCACGTTCCTCCTTGATTTGAAAATGAACCTGTCGCAAAACTTTGAGTCAGAAAATAGTTATGTGCAATAGAATAGGAATTGTTTGAACCTGTTCCATACCAGTAAGATGCACCAGTTCCTGCATCATTTGTATAATTCCAACTAACTCCAATAGAATCGCCGCCGGTTGAATACCGACCAGTGCCCATATTCCAACTTTGGCTCACTGGAAATGCGTAAATTGTATAATCGGTTGGAACCTCATTGGTTTCAGTTGATTTCAACTTCAGATAAAATTTTATATTGTCTGTAGTAATATTTCCAGTCGTAAGTGAAGACGAAAGGTTTGAAATATCAAATTTAATTAATATTCTACTCATTTCTGGAGTATTGTAGTAAGTATAATATGGTTCATATACATCCATTGTACCAGACACAACCCCCGTCAAACTTCCATTGAATGATGTCAATGATCCAGATGCATATGAAAATATTCCACTAAATGATCCAGTTAAACTTCCGGTTACAAATCCACTGACACTTCCACTAAATCCACTCAATGTAGATCCTGTAGTGGTTGTTGCATTGTAAGATCCAGATACTCTACCGTTAAAATTGGAAGCTGTAAATGCAGATGAACCTGAAATATAAAATTTTGTATATATGGAAGTATCGCTTCCACTGAGATTTCCGTAGAACGATCCACTATAATTTTTTATTGAAGATGCATATGTTCCACTTACGGGCACATTTGTATACAAGTTCAAGAGTTTATTCAATTGAGGAACAGATTTCAATTCCAAAATTTCATCAATTCCAAGATTTTTATTAACATAACTAGTTTCGTTAGTTATGTATGAGTCTTTTGATGGATATATAAATGTGTGCATATTACATTACGCTTGATTGAATGTCTACGGTTGGGAATTTAACCTCAAAAACACACGGATCCAACGATGGATAAATGATATTATTTTTTGTAGCACCTGATATGTCATATTGATATGGAGAATAATTTCCGTCAACCGATGTAAGATTTACAATTTCCAAACTTGCGACCGATTGTACTCCATCAACTTTTGCAATTTCTAATTGAAGTTGACTTAAATTTATTGGTTGTGAGAACCCCCATTTATCAATATCAAAAAAGTCTTGAACGGTTTGATTGCATTGATCCAACACATCTTTCTTATTATAATTGTTATAAGTTACAATTTTAAATTTGACACCGATATTGATGATGTATCCGTCAATCAAATTGATGCCGTCTGTTAACATTCTATATTTTGAAAGATATTGTTTGATATTGTATGTCAATGCCGCATTTATAGGAGTCAAGTTTTTATTTGAATTATAACCAAGAACATACAGATTTACTGAAAATGGATTACTGATATCATAATTCACTTTTCTAAAATAATTTTCAACTGCATTGGTTGTAGCGGTTGCATTATTATTATAATCAACATATCCACTTACATCTTTTTTCAATCCAAAGTTCAAATCGGAATCGGATTTCACAAATGCCTTTGCGATACTTCCAAATTGGGGCGACATTCCAAATGTTCTTACAACATAATCATCCTTGGTCACTGCTCTATTTTGAGACGCAAACGTTGCGATAGCATTCTGACGAATTTCTTCCACGGTTTCTTGATTTGCACCACCTGTCGCAGCAATAAAGTTATTGACTTTCAACGTTTGTTTTATTGTATTAAACAAATTTTGTTGTGAAGGATTCAACGAACTGGCATCATTCAATAGTTGATATGAATTTATTCTGACTATCTCATTTACATTACAATTGGATGATAGTCCACCACCAACAACATAAGTTATTGTCAATGTAGTATTAGAAGGAGCCGTACCATATGAATTGGTTTTCAAAAAATTACTACTATCAAGAGATAAATCAATATTTCTGATATTAGCCAATCCAATTCCAACTACACCAGCGGTAGGATATATAATCTGATCACCAACATTGTCAGTATTTGCACCAAATTCCAAATACGTCATATTATCCGAGGTAATATTTCTTGTAAACTTACGTGAGGTCATCAAAGACTTCATTATCTTGGGAACCTCAGTCTTATAAACATAAAAAGTTCCATCATTGGTTTCATTGTTGTCTATTTCGGTAAAAATTACTTCTTGTGCTAAATATTCAACCTCGTACCACTTATTATTATTACTATCACGAATATCTATTATTTCTAAAATATTAGTTTCGTCAAATTCAGTGTGAAAAAATGGAGTAGCTGCACCAACCGACACGGTTTTCGTAACTAATTTACCGGAAAATGCGTCGGTAGTTTTTCTGAGAAGGAAAAATTGGGGAACTCCTAACGCATCTCTAGAATATACTGAAACGTCTCTTGGAGAAAACGATGTATCAATGGAAAAATCAACTGATTTAGCAATCAAAAAGTTTTGTCCCGACGTATTTTCCAATTGCATGTATTGTTGGATAGACAAACAATACGATTCATCTGGGATATAATTTCCATCTGCGTCAGTCTTTGATGGAACCAGTTGGAATAATTCAATTTGAGTAGTTGCTGCCTTTGCTGCGTAAGGTTTATATCCAAGATATTTAGCCAATGTCAAAACGTTCTTACGTTCAGATGCGTAAGGAAGAAGACTTTCTTTGAATTGATAATCTATATAGTAGGAAAGAACGTCGCCAACATATGCTGCCTGTTCAATGAACATTGTGCCAGGCGATGCATCGCTGAAATCTTGATAACTCGTCGGATAATAACTTTTGGCAAAGTCAATCAAACCTTGTTTGAATGAATTAAAATCCCGATTAAGGTATTTAACATCCTTATTCTGGGGTTGAAATGATTTTTGTATTGTATTTGCCATACTTTATATGTTATTCGTTGTATTAAACGAAAAGCTGCTTGTTTGATTATTAAATGTAAAGTCTATACTTATTCTAACTATATAATTATTGACATCTTCTACTTTTTGTGTGTTTGGAACATCTAAAAATATATTATTTACAAATACATTCGGAAACCAAGTTTGTATATCTTCTCGGATTACATTTTGAAGAATCGTATCAAACCCATCAATGTTTTGTTCAAATAAATAATTATACAATCTAGTTCCAAATTCCGGATTAAATCGTCGTTCAGACGGCCTTGTTTTGAAAAAATTCAATAAATTTGATTTTATTTGTGTAATAGAATCATATGATTGTGTAAAATATCCATTGCTGCCCTTTTGTAAAGGCAAAGTCAATCCAATAGTAGATGTCCGTTTCAGACCAATACTATTTGACAATTTCGGTAAAAGAGCAGGTTTAGATGCCATATATATTAGTCAGTTTGAATCAATCCACGGTTGAGACCACCTTGGTTTTTCTTTTTATCTACTACTTTCATAAAAGAACTGAAATTTCTGTTCATCACAGCCAACACTTTTGTTTGTTCTTCGTTTACAGGCACATGCGTCGGTGGAACTATCACCGATTCATTTAATTGTTCAACTGAATTTACGTCAGGTTGATTGTTAATGAATTGTTGTGATACGACACCAGACGACATTGGAGATGCCAATGAAACATACGACCCTTCTCTCGGAACTCCACCCACAGTTTCATTCAACACCTGATTCAATAGATTGTTGTTGGTGTATTTTTTAATTGGACGATTTTCTACCGGTTTAATCGTAACTGGTTGTTTTTTAACAACTGCAACTGGTTGAATTTGCCGGTGTTCATCCAAAACTTGGGATTTGGAGTTGTGGGATAAAATCTCTGTCAAAATTTGTGGAATCATCAATGGTAACGATTTCTTCAACTCTTCTTGAACTACAGACTGTATTAATGATTTGAATTCACTTGTTTTCATATACTATATAATTATCAAACTGTTTTTAAATAAAATGACAATATTACTAACTAGTTCTTCTATATTTCTATTAAGAACATTTTGGACAAAAATATGGGGGTTTTGGAATATTGGGTAGGTTTGCTAGTAATTGAGTAAGATTTGGTATTTTTGGTGGTTCTCCTAACCAAGCCTTGACTTTAATATCAATCGGTAGTGGATTTATAGAATCCATAGTAGGAACCTTCGGAATTGGAACTTGTGACAACGATGGAACTTTCAAACTTGGCAAATTAGAAATATTTGGCAAATTTGGCGCAGTAGGAACATTGGGTAATGTAGGCAAACTGGGAATGGGTGGTATAAATTGCGCCACTCTATCGGTAAGATCTTTTACAGTAGGTAATCCCAATTGGGGAATTGGTATTGAGGAAGGTATTGGTAACGTTTTCAGTGAATTAAGTGAATACTTTGCACAGTCTATGGCGGGTTTTTCAAATTTCAAACCAGAAACACGTTTGTCTGGAAGTACATTTGAAATATTTTTAGACGTACTACTTATTAAATTATTAACGCTGTTGGAAATTCCTCCAAGTGGATTTTTAATATCTATAGATGGAGGTTGTGGTAAAGATATCATATATTTTGAGTTGGATTTGATCCTCTAATTTTACCAAAATAACCACCAGGAACTCCGTCGCCACTAAAAGTATTTATTTTAGTTTTCAACAATGATCCTGCGTATTTACCGGGTGCATATCCACCACCCGTCACAAATACTCTTTTACTTAAAATTTTTTCTAAAGAATCACGCAAAGCCACTAAACTTTCTTGTTGCACAGATATTTGAGTTTGATATGGATTGGCATTTAATGTATTGGTTGGGTCTGCACTTACCGTATTTATCGGATCCGATGTGTTTGCAATTAAAACCGGTCCCAAATCAACACCACCGACTCCTGCAATAATATTAGTTCCACCTCCCCCTACACTTGTAACCCCCGCGCCTTCGCCCACACCGACATATAAAGATATGGGAGCAATTGCCGGTGGATCAATGTGAACATGTGGATGTGCATGTATATGTGGATGTGGATGAATGTGAGCGTGCCCGTGAATATGAGCTAAGATCCAATCACATAAATCATACAACCAATCAACAGTAGTTTGTCCAAGCACGACCGGTTCACTTGTTTTGTCATATTCCCCCAAATAAATTGCTGGACTATTTAATACCGTCTTTGTATTGGATGTAATTACAATTTGATCTTGTGCATCTACTGTGTATTCGCTATCAGTAGTAATTGCATATCGCTTTTTACTAAAATGAAGAGTTTCTTCTGCTTTACTACTAAACACCAATCGGTCACTATTTATTACAATTTGATCTCCGATGAGTTTAGGAAATTTAAAAGGCGAACATCCAGTTGGAGAAAATGTGGAGATTTCCTCCTTTCCTTCCTGAAATATTGTCTTTTTTATTGTAGGAACGAATGAGGATTCTGTCAATCCAGATGTAATATGAATTGATGATCCGTCATTATTAATGTCCTCTGATACAAATCCTCCGGTATTCTTTTCCGACATATCCAATTTTATTGGGCGTTGGCGATTTCTGATCAAAATCATAGGATTGCCGCCGCCGGTTATTGAATCTGGAAATTTTGGATTTTTTGATTTATCTTTATTTACATAATCTTTATATTGAGGAGAACTTTGATCATTTTGACGATTTGAATCATATGCGGAGAATCTTATGCTTTGTCCAAATCTACTTTCAATTACAGAATCACCCTCATATTTTTTTATGGATCTTATATTATTATTTGACCAAAAATATCTTCCCATTACTCCGACATTATCCACATTTTTGTATTTTTTTGAAACCGTATAAGAAAGTGGTCCTTGATACGGAGTCGTCTTGTCGGAATTTGAAACTTCAATTTCTCTATTTCCAGAATTTAATCCAGAAATTTTTTCCTTCCTA